CTCGGTGAAGGACGCCGACACGGTGGCCGCCTCGGAGATGGACACCCCGCTAAACAGAAGCGGCGGGATGGCCGAGAAAACGGGGGTCAGGGCGGCTATCGTGGTGACGCTCCCCGACACCCCCACCAGGTCCATGGTCATGGTGACGGGCTTGCCTATCTCGCCCTTCAGCGTGAGCTTGTTGACCTTGCACCCCGCGAAGCCGTAAACGCTGGAAAGCGTCTCGCCCCGCTGGATGGTGAACGATATGGCCGGGGCGTCGGCGGACCCCACGGTCGAGTCGTTGTGCGCCGTGTCCCCGAGGTTGTAGGTGTGCATATACCCGCCCGTGGTGACGAGCCGGGCGGACGAAACGGTCCCGCCCATCGCCCCCTTGAGGAGGTAGCAACACGCATCCTCGGCCACGTTGAGGTAGGCCGAAACCTGCCCCTCGCACCGGCTGGACCCCTGGACCACCAGCATGGTGTCCCGGCCCCCCCGGATGTCCTCTATCTTGACCTTCTCATCGACCACCTTCATCGACTCGGACAGGAAGGGCAGGAACGAGGTGCCGGTCTTGAATGTCCCCAGCGTGGCCTCTTCGGCTACGGCCATCTTCGACGCCCATCCCATCCTTGTATCAGCACCCAATGTTCCCATGGCTTCTAACCTCCTGCGTGGAGCTGGCCATACTTGATGTGCCCCAGCGGGACACCCAAGACGGCCACCTCGTACGGTTTGATTTCTGGATGATTCAGTATCTTCCGCAATGCGTCAACGTTCGACCCCGGCACCTGCGCTAGCGTCGAGTGGCACCGGCAGTATGCGTCAAACTCCTGCGGGGTCCACTTGCGGTTATGGATAGACTTGGCCAGGACAAGCTGGTTCCGCAGGTCGCGGTAGGGCGACGCGCAGATGGTCGGCCCGCAGATGCGCAGGTCCAGCCCCAGCCTCCGGCAAGTGTCGAAATACCCCGACAGCCACCGGGCAGAGAACAGCAGGTTCTCGCTGGTGAACACCAGCCTTCCGGCGTTGTCCGTCGCGTCAACGTGGTGCATATAGGCCCGCTTGCCGTTGGCCCCCCAGTCAAAGGCGTAGTAGTTGCCGTCCGGTGCCCAGCAGTAGTCATAGCCCACGAAGAGGTGGCGGTCATAGCCGAGCATATGGGACACGAACGCGAACAGGGCGTTGCCGACGTTCGACGCCGCCGGGATCGCCTCATGGCACCCCGAGAAGTCGGCTATCGGCACCTCGCTCCCTATGTTGTCCTTGTTGACGTACCAGTAAACCGGCCCCTTCCAATACTTCGCCCACTTGGGCGTGGCGGTGGCGTTCATGATAAGCCCCGTCTCGGTGGACTCCTCGATGCACGGCTTGGCGAACTTCTCGTAACTGCACTTCGCGTCCGCAACGCACACCCAGTCCACCCTCAACCCGGCTTTCGTCAGGGGGACATAGGCCTTGTCCACGCAGGCGAGGTCGTATGACCCGGCGAACTCCTTCAGGACGGGGATGGCGTCCTCAAGGCTTGGCCCCATCGCGGCCAGCACCACCACCCTCCCCTGCCCCTTCAGCAACAGGTCGGAATGCTTCGTCCCGGCCTTCTCGATATACTGCTTGTTCACCCTCGCCTGCCGGTGCCAGCGCGGCAACCATTGGCGTAGCGTGTTCGTTGACTGGTCAAGTATCTCCTGCTTTGTCAGCGCCATCTCCCCCTCCTATGTGCTTAACTTCTCGCAGTGCAATACCATCACTGCGGCTGAAACGTACACCCCCCCACTCTGGAACCCCTCCACATTCGCGTTGTATTCAACGCTGTCAAGGACGGATGAAGCCACGGTGTTGGATAGGGTCACATCCCCCCGCAGGGCGGTGCGGACGTTGTTGCACAGGATGGCGCACTCTTCCTCGGCTGTGCGCGTGAGGGAGCCGGAGGCCGATGGCTCGCGCCGGGCGGCGCAGATTATCTCTATGCTCGGGCGCATCCACCGCTGGGTGCCCCTGCCTAGTTGCGCCACCTGCTCCGAGTCCCGGCCCAGCGCGATATACACGCAGGGAAACTCCAGGCTCGACGGGGGCCGGTTGCGCGGATGCCCCTTGCGTATCCACTCGTTATTGGCGGCTGATATAAAGCTGGTATCCACCGTGGTCAGGCTGGTCGTAAGCGGGACGGTGGCGGTGGTCGTGTTGGCGGCCTTGATGATGTTATAGGCCGCGTCCCTAATGTCCAGTACGTTGTACGCCATTACACGCCCTCCGTAACCCAGCGCCGAAACGCCGGGCGGAACCAGCTCCAGAACCTCTGCGACAGCCAGATGAAGGTGCGCTTGGGGAGGTGGCCCTTGGGGTTGCCGTACTGGTGGGCACCGGCATAGTCAAGGGCGGGGCCGTCGAATATCCCCACTTCCGCATAGTTGCGCCCGTTGGCGAACCGGATGGACCCTCGCATCTGCCCGCCCCCCTTCGGCCCCACCAGTATCTTGCCCGGCCCGCGCCGCTTGGCGTAGTTGGGGGTCCAGGCCTTCCACCTGCCAGTAGGCCCCTGCTCCCGGTTGTAGCTCTGGATGATGTCGCGGTGCATCTGCGTGGCGGTGAGGGCCATGAACGGCCCGGCGTTGTTGATGCGGTTGGCAATGCCCGCCATCACCGCCCGCGCCCGCTCGTCCTCTACCTTCACCCTAATCCCGGGCATCGGCAATGTCCGTCAGCTTGTCGGTGTCCACGGCCCACTCCAGCGGGTCGTCCTCGTCTATCGCCGGGGTGTAGGTCTGTGTGTTGCTACCCGCCATGTCGGTGGCGTCGCGGGAGGTCAGCATGGCCCCCGAGGTGGAGAACAGGTCTATCTTGCCGTCCCGTATCTCCTTCAGCGCCTCCAGGGCGTCGGTTTTCAGCTCGGCAATCCACGCGTTCTCGTTCACGGAATCCCGCGAATAAAGGTTGCGGAAAGTCCGGTACGCCGTGAGCTGGATTGCAATGTCGCGGATGGTGGGGGGAATAGCCCCCGTAACAGTCCCGCCTCCGAACGGAACGGAATACCTGCGCCCCACATAGCCGTCAATGAACCCCATCACGCCGTCCCCCACGCTTTCCATCATGGTCACCAGCGCGGTGGTTATCGAACCGGCGTTCTGCTTCAGGCCGGGGATCGTGGCTACCGTTTCCGTTGCGGAAGCATACATACTACCCCTCCTTGGATTCCATCACCGTCGAGTACCCCGTGGCCTTCACGTCCTTGGGCACCTTCGTGGGCGACCCGAACAGCGTTTGTCCGTTCTTGACCCGCGCCACTATCCTGCGCTCGGACCAACCGGCCTTCGTGCCGTCCTTGTTGGCCCGCTCGTAGAACGTTTCCTTCATGTACTGCTCGCGCATGGACCCCGTAAGGTCGGGCGATAGCTCCTTGTGCCACAGCACGCGGACTACCTTCGTCGCCTTCCGGTCCTCCTCCTGCTTGGCCGCCGTTTCCTTGGTGGCCGTGACCATGCTCGCCTTTACCCTGGCCCTGACATCCTGTAGTGTTGCTTCCGGCATCGTAGTCTCCCTTCGTCTTTAGTGTTTGGTTGTAAGGAGTCGGGGGGGCAGGGCCTCGCTGGACCCTGCTCCCCCCTTCCCCATGAAACGCTATCCTTCCTTACGTCCCCGCATTCGTGAATATCACGGCTGACAGGGTGGCAAGGGCCTTGAACTGGTACTCGGCCTCGACCTCGACCCAATCGCACTTCTCCGGCTCGGAGTTGTACCGGCGCACGCTGAAGAGGTTGCCCATCTTCAACAGCATACCGGCGGACGCCGAACGGAGCGACGCGGTAGGCGGGGCGTAGTACACCAGCGCGTGGGCACCCCACATCGCGGTGTAGGTTTCGGCCAGACCCTCGGCGGCAGTCTGGTAGGAGGCTTTGCCCACGTGGACATTCTCCAGGTCCCACACAGCCGCAAGCAGGTCGGAACCGATTATCCCGAGTTGCGCCCACTTCACCCGGTCCAGAATCCACACATTGCCCAACAGCGCAACGTAGAGCGGATTGCCGATGATGATGCGGTTCGCAACCGCGCCAGACTGGGTAAGGATCAGCCCGCTGGCCGAATGGACGTTCATCACGGGGTCCGAGGACGAAGTGGTGTTGTACCTCCACGCAGTCGTGGAGGCCAGCGACACCGCGTTGCCCCAAGTCGTCGAGGTGAAGAGCGCCTTCTCGGCATCGTTCTCCATCCGAAGCATCAGCTTGTCGGTGATGGTCTGCGCCATCGACACGTCAACCTGCTCGGGGGCGTCGGCGTTTTCCCTATCCTCCGCATACACGGCCCCGCGAAGGGCGTGCTGGGTGAGGTAATAGGTGGTGTTGGAGATGCTGTAGGTGGCGGACTTTGCGACGCTACCTGCGGCGCGAATGTCC